GGAACAGGCTCGACAGGGCGAACTGGAACTACCTCGGCTGAAATTGTTAATTTACAAACAAAAAATATTTGCGTCGTATTTCGCACTCGTAAAGAGTGTAGCCAAAAGGCTCTTGGGCAGATGCCCGAAATACTTTTTATAGACCTACTAAAACTTTCACAAAGGAAGGAGTAAGGATAGGCAGGGAACGCCTGCTTGTCGGGGGTAGTAGTAAAAACCGAAATCCCTTATAAAGACAATCGAAAAATGAAAACGTATTGTAAAAAGGTCGATATCACCGATAGAAAGCTGATACAAAGAGCGGTGTATAAATGTCTCAAGAAGAAATACAAAAGAAACGATGTGCACAGGATGTTTGCAGAGTACACTGGACTTACGGTAGATTTTATACGGAGAGTGCTGAACGAATTTGGTATAAAGGGACTGGAACCCCTAGTAGAAATGGTAATCGACGGTGTACGTGAAGAAATTATCCAAAATAACATAAAATTTAAACCGATATGGTACAAGAATAAAATTGACGCGTCCAGTCAAAAGGTGCGGAGAATCGGAATTCAAAACATCAAACAGCAGATATATGACTATATCGCCGTAGAAGCTATGGGAGACATCCTGAAAAGAATTGGAGAATACCAATGCGCGGCGTTGAAAGGAAGAGGTCAATCATACTGGATTAAAGCGATAAAACGCTGGATGCGAAACAAGAATATCAGATACGCAGGACAATGCGACATAAAAAAGTGCTATCCGTCAATAGACAGGAATAAGCTGTTGGAGTTTTTGGAGAAACGCATTAAAAACAAGCCACTACTTGGTTTGATAAGGCGCTTGGTAATGACGTTTGACACAGGCCTGAGCATCGGATCGTATTTGAGCCAATATCTTTGCAACCTATTTTTATCTCAGGTATATCACGCAGTAGCCGAAAGAATGTACCGTGTAAGAAAGAAAAGAAATGGAACGAAGAAGCGGATTAACCTTGTAAAGCACCAGCTGTTCTTCATGGACGATATGCTGATTCTTGGCACGAACGCAAGTGATATCCATAAAGCGATGGATATGATAATACAAAAGGCTAAAGAAATGGGTCTGGAAATCAAAGACAGCTGGTCGGTTTTTACAACAGTTAGCAAGAACAAAGATGACGGACACTTTATCGACATCATGGGAGTGCGCATATACAGGCAACACACAACAATCAGACGGCGCGTATTTTTGCGTGTGCGCAGGGCGTACAAAAAGGCGCTTGCGCTTATGAAACAAAATAAGAATGTGCCGCTGTGGCTTGCAAGAAAATGCATGTCGTACAAAGGAATCCTAGACAACACAGAAAGCCATAACATCAAAAAGAAATATAATACAAATAAAACAATACGCATTTGCAAAGGAGTGATATCGCGTGAAAGCAAGGTTCGACTCAGAGCAGCCTAGCGTTAGGTGTGTTTCTGATTCCGGCAAAATATATATATTTATTGCCGTAAACGGAAAGTGGACGGAAACCGTTTATGATGAAACGCAAGATCCACAGACGGTGTGGGAATGCGACTACAGAGAAATCGTAACAAGAGAAGGCAGAATAGACCTAGAGAAAGTAAAAGAGAATCCAGGTAAATATCTGGATTGGGTGGATCAGGAAGAAAGGAGCGCAGAAGAGAAAATTGCAGAGTTACAAGACCAAAACAAGATGCTAACACAGTGTTTAATGGAAATGTCGGAGATTGTATATGCTTAAATGCTTAGAAAGGATGGTAATTATGATGGCTATGTTATGGGCGCAGGAAATTATGTCTCAGGAGACAATTGAAGAAGCAAAGAAAATGTATCAGAGATGTCCCAGACTGTTAAAGGAAAAGGTTAAGGCTATTCTGATAAACAGCGGGTTTGAAGAGATTACAGAATAAAGAAAATGGCGGGAATACGATTAAAAAATGACGAATTAAACGTCATTTCATATGATAAGTATTTCGGAGAAATGGACATTTCGGAAGAAGAAAAGGAAAAGCGCAAACAGCTTGCAAAAGAGCTGGAAGATGCTTTTTTTATTATGTTTTATCTTCTTACAGATTCAGATATCGAAAGCGTATACAAATATATTCAGGAAAAGTATTGCGAAATCTGCAGAAAATACATTTCTTCGAAAGAAACGCCAACGTACATTGTTACGTATTCCGCTTATATTACAAAGCAGATCATTGATTCTGTAAAAGAAAATTTTGTTTATAACGCGGATACATGCAGATTGAAATCCATGAATATTGCAGCGAATGAAGCAAACGTAATTGGAAATTACATAAACCAGAAGGATGCAGTACGTCATGGGTTTAAGTACAAAGTTTGGAAGACCAAAGAGGACAAAAAAGTCCGACATACACACGTAAAAGTGGACGGAAAAAAGATTGGAATATTCGATTCTTTTAAGGTCGGAAATTCTGAAATGATGTTTCCGAAAGATTATTCACTTGGGGCGCACCCAGAGGAGATAGTAAACTGCCGGTGCGTAGTTAAATATGAAAAAAGTTAAAGCTGCCAATATGGCGGCTTTTCTTTTTATAAGCAGCTATGCGGTAAATAGCAAATAAAAACTTTGCAGGAACGACCTGCGGAAACAAAAATGTGAGTTATTGGAGGTTATTTTTTATGACAAGAGAACAGGTAATTAAGCTTTTCCCAGATGCGACAGACGATCAGATTACAGCACTTTTAAACCAGAACAATTCCGAGGTAGCAAGAGAAAAAGAAAAAGCTTCTGGCTATAAAGAAAAAGCGAGCAAGGCAGATGAGCTGCAAAAAAAAATCGACGAGCTTGAATCTGGAAATCTTTCCGAGATTGAAAAAGCAAACAAAGCCTTGGAAGAAGCGAATAAGCAGATTGCTGTTTTGCAGAAAAACAATGCAATCAGAGATCAGAGAGAATCTGCTATGACGAATTTTAAAATTACGGCAGAGCGGGCAAAGAAGGTCGTGAAAGACGACGGAAGTCTTGATTATTCTGAACTCGGGAAAATTATCTCCGAAAAAGAAACTGCGTCTGCGCAAGCAAAGGAACAGGAAATCGCAAAAAGCGCAGCTGTTCCGAATGGTGGGCCAGCAGGCGGAAATAAAGAAAAAACAGCCGATGTTGAGAATGCAGAACTGATCTCCTTCGGAAATCAGGCGGCATCAGCAGAAGCACAGAATCATTATGTGATTTAAGGAGGTTAAAATGGGCAAACCAATCGAAAGGGATTTCACCCAGAAAAAAGGTATTTTAAAATTTTTCCCGTATGAAGGAGCGGCATGCATCGTTCCGCAGACGATGGTATCAAGTCCGGATGGGAATGGTAATAAGATCGTAAAGGCCGGTACACCATTCCCTAGCAACGACAACAAATGCGTTGGATATCTGCTGGAGGACGTGGATGTAACGATGGGAGATGCTCCCGGAACTTATGTTTATCAGGGATCTATCGACAACAAAAAACTGACTGAAAATGGAGTAACTGTTGAGGCAACAGCAAAGGCTGCAACCCCGAGAGTTACTTTTTTTGACTAAAAAACAGGAGGAAATTAAGGATGGCATTACCTTTATCCGAAGCATTTACAGCCAGAAGCCTTGGCGTAATGTGGAATAACTACGAAAAAACACTTGGCTCCGCACCGTATCTCGGGAGGCAGAAATTCGGCACAAGAAAACAGGATTCTCTGGAGCTGAGATTCATTAAGGGGAAAAGTGGACTTCCTGTTTCCCTGAAAGCATCTAACTTTGATGCACAGGCAGAGTTGAGAGATGTTGGAGGGTTCTCCGATATCCAGAACGAAATGCCTTTTTACCGTGAGTCATATATGGTAACAGAAAAAGAAGAACAGGAATACGACAATTACAGAAGCGCAGAAAACACCAGCCTTGCAAATCAGGTCCTTCGCGAGATCAGCAAGAAGCCAATGATGTTGATTGAAGGCGCCATGGTTGTTCCGGAGCGACAGATTTGGAACCTGTTAGCACCGGAGGACGGCGTACCAAAAATTCCCGTAACAATCGGAAGCAAGAGCTATACAGTCGAGTATACAAGCGACGGAGGAGTGGCGCACAAAGCAGACCATTTCGTGGATATTTCCGGTAGTGATACGGATAAATGGTCTGAGGCGGCAACGGCAACACCTCTGGATGACTTGATCGAAGAAAGAAGAGCATTTGCAAAGGAAACTGGCTATTCGCTTACAAGGTTTACCATGAATACAGAGACGTGGGAAATGGTTCTGAAAGCGGAAGACACAAAGAAACAGGTTCTTGGCATTACTGCTTATAACGGTGGAATCAGGCTGCAGCAGGCGCAGGTAACGGAATATCTGCGTGGATACGGAATTGAAATCGAGGTTTACGACAAGCTTTATGTAGACCCTGCAGATGGTAAGACAAAGTATTTTGTACCAACCGGTATTATTTCCGCACAATCTGGCGGTGTTTACCTGGGAGATTATGTATTCGGGAAGACTCCGGAAGAAAGAAGCGGAAGTATTACAGACGGCAATCTGTCTATCGTAGAAACTGGTATTTCTGTGTACACGTATGCGACAAACCATCCGATCAATACGCATTGCATAGTGTCAATGATCGGTCTCCCTACCTTTGAAGGAATGGATAGCGTTGTGGTTATGAAAGTCGCTTAGGAGGCTTAAATGATTGCTGAATACACAGTAAAGCGAAACGGAAAATGGTACAAAGCAGGTGAGTTTATTCCGGAAGCGGAAGTGTCTGCCTCTGGAATAAATCCAGAAAAATTCCGGAAAACAAAAACAGAAATAAACATGATGAAAGTCGACGATCTTAGAGCGCTCGCGAAGCAGTATGGAATTGAAAACGCAGATTCCATGACGGGAAGCGCGATAAAGGAACATTTTGTGAAGATTTTCGATTTGTAGGAGGGTTTTATGGCTTATTCAATATTGGAACAGGTAAAAATACGATTAAAGCAATTCCATATTGAAAGCGTAGAAAATTCTGACACAGTCGTGTTCGACAGCAAGGAGGACAACCCACTTCTTGAGCAGCTTATCGATCAGGTAAAACAGGAAATTGTTTCAAGGAAAATGTATCCAGATAGCTATACAGAAGAAAAAATAGAAATGGATATGAAAAAGTACGAAGGAAATATTGTGAATCTGGTTGTTTACGACCGTTCTCAGGCAGGAGAGTCATACATGGCATCTTATTCGGAGAATGGCGTAAGTAGGAGCTGGAAAGACAGAGAGGAGTTGTTTGCTGGTATTTATCCGTTTGTAAAAATCTTGTAATACATAGAAGATTGTGCGTTGCCTTATGGCAGCAGGCCGCACACATTGAGAGGTGGAGGGTAGTGTGCGAAATAAACATTATAAGGCGGTAAAAATGACGATAGCAAACATCATAAGCCTTGTTGCACTTTCTTTCTCGATTGTATTTAGCGTTTGTTCTATGATTTTTTCTATTCGTGGGGACAAACGAACAGACACAAAAGATATCGAAAGCAGAGCAAGGGAGAATGCAGAGTTAAATTGCAAACTCGATATCATAAGCAAGAACACGGCAGATATTAAATATGATATATCGTCCGTAAAAAAAGACGTGCAGGCACACGGCGAAAAAATCGTAGAGCTTGACGCGTCTGTAAAATCGGCGCATCACCGCATAGATGGTATCGAAACACGATTAAATAACAAGGAGGCAACACCATGAGCGAATACGGTATGAAGTGGATGAAGGCGGCTGCAGTGCGAGCTGTTAAAACATGCGCACAGACAGCAGTTGCTACAATCGGAACGGCGGCAGTCATTGGAGACGTAAACTGGGTTATGGTAGCGTCTGCGTCAGTTCTCGCAGGATGCTTATCTATTTTGACAAGTATCGCCGGACTTCCGGAGATTAAAGAAGATGCTTGACATAAATAAACAAAAAATGTTGTATTCGCTTCCGAATGGAAGAGGACCCGTGTACGAATTGGACGAAAACGGGGACGTTAAATACATTGTCATTGATGGCGAATCCGTACCGGTTATTACAGGTGAAACAGAAACCGCATATGAAGAGCCGGTCAAATTTTTTGCGAATATAAGCAACAAGCTAAGCGAAGCGTTGATGAAAGAATTCGGGATAGACCAATCCACAAATTACGTGCAGATTGCGTCTGATAAAGGGAGGCTGCCTCTAACGGTTGGCAGCCTTGTTTGGAAAAAATCTTCTGTGGCGCATAAAAATCTTAGACCAGACCCAAAGTCCGCTGACTATAAAGTTATTGGAGTTGCAGACGAAGGATTGACGGTCGACTTGTTTTTGCTCCAAAAAAACGTTAAGTAGGTTTGACATGGCAAGACATAACATCACAATAGGGCTGTCCCCTAAATCGATTGATATTGCAATAAAAGAGCTCCGAAAATATAAGGAATATTTGCGAAAAAAAACAGATGAACTTGTAAAAGCATTGGCAGAGTCTGGAATACCAGTTATTGACGAAAACATGGGCGCGGCCAACTATACATATGACGAAAATGGGGTCAGAAGCGGTTCTGATACATCCCATTACAGTTATGTGAAAATGGAATCGTTCGGGGACGTCTCCCGTGCAAAACTTGTCGTAGAAGGAAAAGAACTTCTGTTTATCGAATTTGGGGCTGGCGTTTATTACAATGGGTCTGCAGGAGCAAGCCCACACCCTATAGGTCAGGAGTTCGGCTTTCTGATAGGCTCTTATGGCGCAGGACATGGACAGCGAAAAGTCTGGGGGTATTACGATGATGATGGTCAATTGGTGTTAACGCATGGCGTGGAAGCAACTATGCCCGTTTTAAAAGCGAGTCAGGAAATTATCGAAAACTATGTTTCGGTCGCAAGGAAGGTGTTTGGAAATGGATAATAACAACATGTGGGCAATGGATTTTGAAACCACAATATTTACCATGTTTTCATTTTTTTTGAGAAAGCACTTTTCTGAGAAATACCCAGACATGAACATTACACAGGACGAGGAACAAGACGGAAATCCGATTTTTCCGACAATTTTGCTTCGACAGATGTCAATGTCGGAAACCGGAAAAGACATCGAAGGGACTTCGATCAATGCAATTCGCACAACAATGCAGGTAAATATTACGTACAAAGGGAAAAAGCAGAATTTGAAAGAACTTACTTCTTATTCTGTTTTATTTTTTAAAAAATATGGGTTTGAAATATCGAACGTTTTTTACAGTGTTTCAAACGATATAAGAGCTTCCACTTTTCGAGCAAAAAGAATTGTTGGAGCAAGTGACATTTTGAAATAAGAGCTGAAAAGCTCTTATTTTTTTGACAAAAAGGAGGTAACTTATGGAAGCTGGAATTTCCACGCTTGGGATTACATTCGGTTACGGGACAGAGACGACAGCTGGTGAAAAGCCAACAACATTTACTCAGCTGCATCGAATAAATGCAATAGGCGGCATTACAATCGAAAACGAGCAGATTGATGCATCTGCCGTAGAAGACCTTGTATCGAGATACGTCAGAGGACGTGGCGATACAGGCGGTTCCTTCCCTGTGACTGTCAACTTTACATCAGAAACAAAAGAAGAATGGAGCAGCGTTATCACTGCTTACAATGCACTTGACGGTGGAAAACGCATGTGGTTCGAGACCATCATCCCGGGATTTGACGATGCGTTTTTTGTAGTTGCAGAACCGCCGACAGCTATTCCCGCGCCGGAGATTGCTCAGAACGAGCTGCTTACCGTGGAAATGGGATTGACGATTGAAGAGTATAAAGGAATGAACACAAAGGTTGCATTCGCATAATCGCTTGACGGGGCGTTTGCCCCGTCTTTTTTGAAAGGTAATAAAAAAATGAAAACATTTAAAATTAACAACAAAATTTATTCACCAGTTCCGTTTGATTTCAATTTTATTTGCGATCTAGAAGACATGGGAGTCTCTCTTGAGAGAGCAGGTGAAAAACCTATGTCTATGCTGAGGGCATATTTCGCAAAGTGCACCGGAAGAGGAACGGAGTTCGCTGGAAAAGAAATGGAAGCCCATATGATTAACGGTGGAAGCCTCAAGGATATCATGGACGTTATGGCGGAGGAAATGAAAAAATCTGATTTTTTTCGCAGCCTCAGCCAGAGCCAGGAAACGAACGATCAGGCGAGCTAAATCAAAAATCTCAAAACGGGAAAAAGTACAATTCACAAAGAGAACGTTTTGAAAAAGAGTGGTTCCCAATAGCATACTCCATGGGCGTTTCGTGGAATGATTTTTGGAAAATGAACCCTAGAATTATTAGGGCTATCTCACACGGGTACAATGAAAAACTAAAACGGCAGGACTGTATGTTGTGGCTGAATAATCAGTACACATTGTCTGCTGTTTACACTGCCTTAGACCACTTGTTGAATGGGAAAAAGGCAAAATCAGAATATTTTAAAAGCCCAATAATAGAAGAGACTTTAAAAAGAAAACAACTAAACGAAGATGACTTGCAGAAGCAGCGAGAATTGTTTGTTGCAAAACTTGAAACAATGAAAGCGAACTTCGAAATTGCACACCCTGAAAAGAAACAGAAGTAAAGGTGGTGGTTTAAATGCCGAATGAAATAGATTCCTTGGAAGTATCAATTGAGTCTGACGCGAGCAAAGCAAATTCGGAAGTTGACAGTTTAATATCTAAGCTGCGGGATCTTTCTTCTGTTATTTCTAAAATTCGCGGTGATAAAGCTTTCGAAAGCATGAGAAACGGAGCAGAGGAAATTGCCGGAGAATTTAAAAAAGCCGCAAAACCAGTTGCAGAAGTGAAAACAGATATCAAAAAATTGGTATCTGAAATAAGCAAAAAAAGTATCGACATAAAACCAGAAGTTGACACGTCGAACGCAGAAGCAGAAACAAAAAAATGGCAGAATCAGCTTCGGAGTGCTCAAAATGCGCTGAACAGGATTCTTGCATCCTCAGACCCGGAAAAACAGGCTAAAGGAATTGAAAGATATACAATTCGAATCAACGAAGCAAAGAATGCGCTGGAGCAGTTAAAAAGCGTTTCTATGAAACCGGCAGAATCGGATATGAGTCATATCGATGCTGCAATTAAACGCATGTATGATAGGAAAAAAGCGGAATCGAAACCAAACAAGGAATGGGAAAACGGACGCGTTGAGCCACTCGGATCCATGAAACATGAAGGAGCTCCTATACCTGATTTTCTTAAAAGCAACGACATAAAAGAAGCGACAGAGGAACTTTCCGATTTCGAAAAAACGTTGGAAAGTGTGCAGGCACTAGAGTTCAAAGGCAGCGGATTTTTCGAAATGGAAAAATGGGTAAGTGATCTGCAAAGCAAGCTTGAGCAGCTCCTGAACAAGCAGGAAAAGCTTCAAGATTTGGGGGCAAATGTAGATACGCAAAGGCTACAAAGCATCGCATACGATATCGAGCAAATATCAAAGACGCTGGATGTATACGAAGGAAAGGTAGAATCTGCAAGGAAAGCAGGGCAGCTTGATATTAAGGTTCCCAAAATTGATGCAGACGTAAAAGATTCAGACATTAAGTCGGTAAGAGAAAAAATAACAAGCGCTCTTTCTGGCGCAAAAATTGTTATTCCCACAGATGGAATGAATGAAATCCAAAAAGAACTTGATAAGGTAAAGCGAAAATACGACGACATTGCAAAATCAATGTCCGTAAAATCTTCTATTACTCCATTTTACGGAGCAACTGTTGATTTCAAGAAAAAGCAGGCAGAATTATCCGCATTACGACAGGAATACCAGGATCTTATCAATAAGCAGAAAGAACTATCACTGTCTGGCGGATTTCAGCTTAATTTTAAAGGGCTTTCTGATGGCGCAAAAACACTTGGCAAAAATATTACTCCTGTTGCTTCTGCGTTGTCCAATGCTAATAAGCATTTAAGTTCTTTCACTAGGAAAGTTGCATCCGCTCTGGCACCGACGAAAAAACTGAAATCTGCGATAGGCGGCCTTGATCTGTCGAGCGCAGGACTTGCAAAAAGCCTATTGCGGACGAGCAAGATGCTGAAATTGATGGTCGTCCGAATGGCGTTACGTGGAGTTATTGACGGTGTAAAACAGGGAATGGTTGGTCTGTCCCAGTACAGCAACGAGACAAATAAGAGTCTGTCTCTTTTGATGAGCTCATTGAAACAACTAAGCGCATCTTTTGCAGCGGCCGTGTCTCCAATTATAAACGCATTTGCTCCGGCATTGGACTTTATTATCCAGAAAATCATCGCTGTTGTAAATATGATAAATCAGCTTTTTTCTGCGCTGACTGGCAAAAATACGTTTATATACGCGAAGAAACAGGCGGATGATTTTGCAACAGCTGTCGGCGGGGCGAACAAGAATGCAAAAAAGCTGAATCAGACGCTTCTTGGAATTGATGAATTAAATATAAACAATCCGGACAAAAACAGCGGCGGTAGTTCCGGAAGCGGAATAACTGGAAGCGACTTTGAAGAAAAACCAATTGAAAACAAGTACAAAGACCTGGCGGACAAGATCAAAGATTTCTTTTCGGAATTATTTGCACCTCTGAAAGAAGCATGGAACCGGGAAGGCCAGTTCGTAATGGACTCCTGGAAGTATGCACTGGATGAGGTAAAAAAGCTGGTGCAAGACATTGGGCGTGACTTCCTGATTATGTGGAATCAGGAAGAGACGATCGCGATGCTTGCGGATATGCTGCATATCATCGGGGATATCGGGCTGGTGGTAGGAAACCTGGCAAAAAACTTCCGCGAAGCGTGGAACGCAAATGATGCAGGACTGCGGACATTGGAAAACATCCGAGATATATTTGCGGCGATTATTCACAATATCCGGCAGGCCGCAGACGCAACGGTTATCTGGGCACAGGAGTTGGATTTTAAGCCGTTGATGGAGCAGATTGCACAGTACACGCAGTCTCTGATTCCGGTGTTTGATGCGCTGTCCGGCGTGATGACAGATTTTTATACACAGGTGCTTTTACCGCTTGGGAAATGGACGATCGAAAATGGACTGCCTGAACTGTTGAATATTTTGAAACAGTTCAATGAAAGCATAGACTGGTCAGCAATGCGTCAGGAGCTCTCTGATTTGTGGTTACATCTGGAGCCGTTCGCGGAAACAGTAGGCCAAGGATTGCTTGACTTTATACGCGATCTATCCGAGAAAATATCGTCTTTTGCAAACAGTGAAGTTTTTTTGAGTGTACTCGATGAAATAAAGAAGTGGCTGAACAGCGTAAAACCAGAGGGAGTAACAAATGCACTGAAAAATCTGGCAAAAGCTCTTGTTGCGTTAAAGGTTGCAGTTGTCGCAGTTGATATCGCATTAAAAGGGACGATGATTGTACAGACCATTACGAAAATAGGAGCAGCATTCGAATCATTGCGTCTTTTTGTTCAGAATTTTATTGCGTTCTTTACTGGAATACCATGGCTGGAAATCTTTCAAAGCATGAATCCGGCAATGCAAGCGGAGTTATTTTTTAGACTGGAAGACAAAATCGCAGGAACATTTCTTGATCCGTTTTCATGGGATAACGTAATCGGAGACTTGCTACGTGGGATTGGAAATGCACTTGGATTGCTTGCGGACGGAATCATCGAGCTGCTGAGCGAACCGCTCGAGGTGGGCAAGAGAGCGATTGAATCCATTTTTGACATAAGCTGGGTGCAGGAACTATTTGAAAAGTGCCTTGAAAATTTCAGGAGTGCATTCAAAGGAGAAGAGATCGGTAAAAATATAGCAGAAGGATTTTTCAATGGTATTTCTGCTGCTTTTGGGCTTTTACTTGCACCGATTGTCAATATTTTCAGCGATATCGTCGAGGCGGTTTGTGAGCTTTTAGGTATCCATTCTCCGAGTACAGTTTTTGCAGAGATCGGTGAAAATGTTATCTCGGGCTTACTGCTTGGAATCAGCGAGTTTTGGAATACGATAATTGAATTTTTCACAAATTCTTTTGCCGAGCTAATAGCTTTCTTTTCAAACAGTTGGCTGTCTATTCAGGAAGGTGTAACAAATGCTTGGAATAGCATTGCGTCATTTTTGACAAAAACATGGACAAACATTTCCACTACTGCAAGTGCGATTTGGAATGCGATAAAGCTTTTTTTGATTACCACATGGACAAATATAAAAACAACTGCTATCGAAATATGGACAACCATAAAAGATAAGATTGTTGAAATTTGGAATAAGGTAAAAGAAAAAGCGGAAGAAATATGGGATAAAGTAAAAGAAGTAGTAAAGGAAAAATTTGACAAAATCAAAGAAAAATCCGATGAACTGATCGAAAAGTTTCGGAATTTAAAGGAAGAAGTAAAGGAAAAATTCGAGAGTGTAAAAGAAATCATCAACAACACGATCGGATCCGCAATTGACAAGCTTGCAGGATTTATCGATAAGCTGAGGGAAGCCGGTCAAGCTGTCAAGGATTTCCTCGAGAGTGGATACGAAAAAGTAAGCGGTGTGATCGGCAGTATAGGAGGCGCATTGGGAATATCCGCGCACTCTGACGATGCAGCATCTAACCCAGTTGCTTTCAGCATTCCCGCATACGCGGTCGGAGGATTCCCGGAAGACGGATTGTTTTATGCAAACCACAATGAGCTTGTCGGCTCGTTCGGGAACGGGAAAACTGCCGTAGCAAATAACGATCAGATAATCGAAGGCATTCGAAGCGGCGTTGAATCTGCTGTAGAAAACGTCCTTGCGCCGTATCTGGAACAGATTGTGCAGAATACGAGAGAAACAGCAGAAAAAGAAAGCAGTATAAGCATTGATGGCAGAGAACTTATAACCGCCATAGATGCGAGAAGCAAAAGGAACGGATATTCGTTCACGTAAGATTAAGGCGGCAAGATTGCCGCCTTTTTTGCGAGGTGATTTTATGGCAATGTCCTCATTTTTAAATGTAAACGGATACGACCTTCCGTGCCCAGCAGCCGGATTTTCGTGGACGATATCGACTACGGTAAATGCAGGGCGCAACGTAAACAACGCAGTTGTTGGACAAAGGGTAGGACGCGATCTGTACAAGCTAGAAAATCTTAAGTGGGTTGGGTTGTATCCGGAACAAAGAGCGCTCATATTGAAAGCCGTGAAAGATTATTTCGTACCCGTAACCTTTGAAGATATGGAGAATCCAGGGAAAACAATAACCGTTACCATGTACCCAGGAGACAGAAAGGGAGTTCCGCTATTCGCGGATAAATTAACGCACATGATTACAAGAGACGAAACCCTTTCTTTCAATTTGATTGATTGCGGATGGTAGGTGGTTAAATGCAGAACGCAAGCAAAGCTTATAAGCAGTCAATAAAGGGAATAGGACGCAACAGGGAGTACATTAAGGCGACGATAGGCGTCATAAATTCAGAAGCACAGAAAAACGTTGCGTTGGACGACGTTACAGAAGTCACATATTTTTCAAACAAAAGGAAACCATTCGATCATTATACCGTAGACAATGTGTATGCTACTCAGGAGGAAGATTTTACAAAAATCGATGGTAGCATGTACTTTTTACCAAAAGAAAACTCTGGATATGAGTTTTATAATAACGGAATTGTTTCTTTAAACATTTTGGGTGCGATAAAAATTTCTTTCAAAGGCGCTACCGGGCTCGATATAAAAGGTTTAACGATAAACTTCGGAGAGCGCTTCCCGGTAGAGTTTACCATAGAAAATGACAACGTATCTCACCATTACACGAATAACGATAAAGCCTATTGGTCTACAGAAGATTCGTTTGATGGAACATCTTACTTTATCATTACTCCAATAAAAATGATAAATGGAAATGGACGATTAAGAATAGAACAGTTTTTCTGCGGAATCGTAAATGCTTTTGGGAACAATGAAGTTATAAGTTATACCGGTAAGGAATATGTATCTTCTATCACGGACACAATACCCAGTAATGATGTGACGCTTACGGTAAACAATCGAAGCCAATACTATAACCCAGATAATCCGGAAAGCGCCCTTGCCTACATGGAAGTAGGGCAGGAGATAAAAGTACAATTCGGATATGATGTTGACGGTCTTGGAAACATCGAATGGATTCCGGAGCAGACAACGTACCTGAAATCTTGGTCTACGACAGATACAGAGGCAAAATTTGTTTCTACAGATAGGTTTGACTATATGACGGGAACATATCGAAGAGGGCTGTACAAGGAAGAAGGGATTAGTCTTTACGATCTTGCTGTTGACGTGCTTAATGACGCTGGCATAACGGACGAACGAGAGTTTTTTATCGACCCGTACCTAAAGAATGTTATTGTAAAGAATCCTGTTCCTGTGTTGAAGCACAGCGAAGCTTTGCAGGTTATAGCAAATGCCGGAAGATGCACACTCTACGAAGACAGAAGCAGCAGAATACATATGCAATCTTCATTTATCCCAGATATGGTAGCAAGCTCAAAAAATCAAACCAATTACAGCCATGTAGAGAATATATTGAGTTCTTCTCAAAAGGATGCTTACGCAATATACAGCAATGATTTTTCTGCTGTTGATGGAAGCGTCCTTTTTCTTGATCCAAACGATATAAGCAAAAACACTGGTTATATAAGTAATTCTGTTTCAAACGAGTATGGATTGTTCGAGGAAAACCCATCAATCGCGATCGAGCTGGAAGCTGGTTATGTTGCTTATGGTCTTACAATCCGTTTTCGCAATGTAGCTCCAGAAGAATTTGACATCGAAACATATTATAACGGAGAAATTGTAGAAAGCAGACATGCGTCAGACGTGTCAAAAAATGATTGGTCAACAAATGAGCAATTCGCACTTTTCGACAGGATGCAGATCACCTTTACCAGATCCCATCCGAACAGCAGAATAACGATTGATAACGTCACGTTCGGAGATATAACAGATTACCATATCGAGAGAAATGACATAACATCATCTGTAACAGCAACAAGGCAAAATAAAATAAAGTCAATTTCCGTGCTAATGACAGAATATCGAAAAACATCAGAGAAAAAGGCATTATTTTCCCAGGAAACAGTGCTGAACGTTACAGATACAACAAGGACGGTATATTTTAATAACGCAAGCTCCGGAGTTACTGTAGAGGTTGAAAGCGCAGATATCACAGCAGAAGTGACTGAAAGCGGAAGTTATTATGCGGTCTTGTCATTTGCTGGCGTTAGTGAAGAAACAACCATTAAATATACTGTATCCGGTTATGAATTTGCGACAGAAGAGATCCCGTACCATGTAAATCACAATGACACCGGAGAAGAAAAAACATGGAAAAATCCTCTTATAAGCGACGAGACGCACGCAAAAGCGCTGGAACGATGGCTTGCCTCGTATTTCCTTGGAGATGTCGACTATAAAATACCGTGGCGCGGTGACCCCAGAACAGACGCAAATGACGTATTTTACCTAGAACTCGCGAACGGAAGCGAAGCGGAAATAAGAACCTACCAAAACGAGCTTAAATTCAGCGGGGCATTGAGTGGGACGATGAAAGCCAGGAAGGCGGTGATTTAATTGCCTAACGAAATTACAGAGTTAATACCTCCGAAAACGGATTGGCCATCTTCGGACAGGTTTAATATCGAGGACTACAACCGAATTAGGAACAATATTTTGTATATACACGATATTGCTAATCAGGTCTATGCGTCGTTCGAACTTGAAAGCATGGGAGAGAGCAAGGACTCATACGAAGGGTACTGGACAGCAGACGAATTTAATGCAATCGAGAGAAATGTGTCCACAATAAACGACCACATCCTGTCGAAAGATTACGGAATTTCTCAGCGGTTTTTCCCAAACGGAGCTTTTATAAAATGGGACGAACTAAACAGAATCGAATCTGCGATATCGTCTATGCATGCCATTTTGGCAAGGCAAAAAGGAAGCATACCGCAGCTCCAATTCAGACTCGGAAACTACAAGGGTATTAAAATTTAATCATGCGGAGGCGCTTATGTATTTAAAGTTTTTAAACAGTAAAAAGGCAATAGAATGCTCCGTTATTGCGGTTTGTGATAACGTCGTTACGATTCTGCCAAAAACCAAAATATCGGTAAACACAACTGGATTTGACCTGTATTTAGACAAAGACTGTGAAAACAACATAGGTGGAGATTATTACCATGGTTTCACTACTGTCTACAGGAACGATTCGGAAACAAAAAAATACAATGGATATCAGCTTTCAAATGACGGAAGTGTTTACGAAAAAGAAAAGCACACAGTTCTGTTTCGTGCCGGCACAAATGGTCATCTTTCCGGGAACTTGGAAATAAAGACGGATGACTATAGCGGCCTGATTGTTCCGGAAGCCTCTGGCGAAGAAGGATACAAGTTTTCTGGATGGATTCCGGAAATACCAAAAGACGGAGATATAAAGGAAGATATTACGTTCACTGCTATTTTTTGCGAAAAGCCAACAGTAACTTTCAAATCCTCAGAAAATTGTGAAATTATCGGAAACAGTGTGCAAAAAGTTGACCGTTACGAAGATTTAAAAATTCCCGATGTTTCTCCGATTTCTGGTTACGAGTTTGCCGGGTGGCTTCCTGAAATTCCGGCGTCTGGTGACATAGACACAAGCAAAAAGTTCACAGCAAAAATACGAAAAATATTTGTTCCTACAATCAGGTTTACTGTGTCAGATAAGGGTACAATTTCCGGAGATGCGGAGCAGCACGCAACTTCTTATGAAAACATAGTTGTTCCCGGCGTGGAAACAGAAGAAAATTACAGGTTTTCCGGTTGGGTTCCGGAGGTTCCAAAAAGTGGAAGCATCGAATCTGACGTAATATTCGCAGCAAACATAGAATATGTCCCTACGCTAAATGATGTAAAGGAAGAAAAAATCCTGTCATTAAATTCGGAACAGCAATCAGCCATTGCAGAAGGTTTTGACATCACTCTTACGAACGGAACTGTAGAACATTTTACGTTGACAGAGCGAGACCAGACAAGCCTTATCGGATTGCAGACGCTTGTTATGTCAGGAGCCGAGTCTATACCGTGGCACACATCGGATCATTCCGAGCACTGCCGCTATTACTCGAATGCGGACATGTCGCTGATTGTGAGCAAGGCATTACAGTTTGTCACATATCACGTTACATATTTTAGAGACCTGAGAATATATGTAAACAGCATGGTAGACAAAGAGAGCGTAAACGCTGCTTATTACGGCATGTACGTACCGGAAGAATATCAGTCCGAGGTATTAAAGGACATTTACAAGCAGTCGAACTAAAACGTTGGAGGAATCGAAATGGCAAAAAGAACGCTGGCGACAGATTTTAAGGACGATATACTTGCCGAAAGCATGGATGGTAAGAGAAGATATAGACTTGTTGCGAATGGAGACGGAACGTATTGCCTCGAGGACGCAAGCGTTTACGAACAAACTGGCAGTATCTACGGTGCGAAACAGGTAAACGAAGCAAACGAAGCAATAAACAGTTCCGCGGACTCTGGGAAAATAATTGACGACATTGACGCTGTTTTGGCAAATACGGTCGGTGGGTACATGGCAGGAGCTATGGCAGTTAGAGGTCTTGATGGAAAATTAAAAACTGTCGCAAAAACAGGAAGTTACAATGATCTTACGGACAAGCCAACCATTCCATCAGGCGCTGCAGCAAATTATGCTGTTGCTGATAATGACACAACAAACAGTGCCGCAAGCCTTGTTACGGCAAGGGTTGCATACGAACATGGAACAGAAATTGACGATCTTTCGAAAACGATCGAAAAAAGACTCCCGGATGGAACCGGAATAGAATGGGACGGAACAAACTTTTACGGTACAACTACGGACGGCGTAAAAAAAAAATTGGGTAGAACGGGGACAATCGCTGGTGTTGGAGGGTATTGGATAGACCCTCCCGCCGGGCAAAATAAAGAGTGGACTACCGGATGTGTGCGTTGGAATGGAGATGACCTTTTAGTTACGGTTGAAGATGATTATGCACAAGGGCATCTGACTGTTGGAGCTAAAGTTGGTAGTAAGAGCAAACCCGGGCAATGGGGCGATAAAACAGGCGGACTAATTACATTAAAATATTAACTTTTGCAATTTTTAGACCCATAAAATCGCTATTTAAAAAACAATGTCGAAAATCACCGTCGTTTAAGACGTTTTAAATACAAATTTCGGCATATACCGTTGAAAGGGTTTTAATTATGAATTTTATTAAAAAGCTTCTGAAGTTTCTAGTGTTATTTTGCTTCGGTGGAATAACATACAATGCGATTGAACTTAATGCAAGAGGATACACGCACTGGACAATGTTCATTGTTGGAGGGATATGCTTCTACCTGATCGGGGCGATAAACGAAGTTATCCCGTGGAGCATGGCATTCTGGAAACAGTGCGTCATAGGCGGTTGCATTGTGACTGCAATTGAGTTTGCATCTGGCTGCATAATAAATATTTGGCTCGGCTGGCATGTTTGGGATTACTCAAACATGCCTTTTAATATTTTGGGGCAAATATGCCTACCGTTTTCACTCCTATGGTGCGTCGTATCAGCGGTTGCAATTGTGTGTGATGACTATTTAAGATACTGGTTTTTTAATGAGGAAAAGCCAGTGTACAAGCTATTTTGAAAGGAATATAAAAGCTATGGTAGAAATTTTAAAGCTGATCGGAATCCTTGGTATAGCGGTGCTTTGCAATATCCTTGGCGGATTATATGTAAACATCGGACTTAATGACGGTCAATTCGATACAAAAAAGCTTCTGTACGGGCTTGCAAAGGCAGCTTGTGTAGCCGCAATGTTTATCGGTCTTGCCTACACGATCGAGCAGATTCCGAGTCTGTCAGACACTCTTGGTATGGAGCCAAAAGCTACCCTGATTGCTGCTATCGGCGTTTACTCCGGTAAGGTTGTAAAGCACTTGTCCAGCATTTTCGGAAGCGATGCGATTAAAAAAGCAGAGAAAACAACCGGAACAGAAGAGCTGGAAGAATACCAGGATATGTGAGGTGCAGGAAAATGAAAGTAGAAGAATTTTTATCTACGGTCGCGAACGAAATTGTAAGATCCTGCAATGCCGTGAACCTGCTTCCATCACCGTCAATTGCCCAGGCAATCATCGAAAGCAAATACGGCACAAGCCAGCTTGCGACGGAAGGCAATGCGCTTTTTGGAATTAAAGCGGACAGCAGGTGGAGTGGTAAAGTTTGCCAGAAGCTTACAAAAGAGTACGTAAATGGCAAATATATCGACGTTATGGCCTCGTTTCGCGCCTATGACAGTTGGAATGATTCCATAAAAGACCACGCGGATTTTCTCGTACAGAATAAGCGCTACGCAAACCTGATTGGTCAGAGAGATTACAAGACGTATTGTAAGCTTATAAAAGCGGACGGATACGCGACATCCGCCACTTACGCAGAAACGCTTACAAACTGTATCGAGGCATACAACCTGACAAAATACGATGCCACAACCGGAACAGATGCGGAAGAAACACCAGTAGTACAAATAAGGAGTTTCAACATCCATGCAGGGCACAATCCATCCGGTATGCCTGCGGCTGGCTCCGTTGGATATTTAAACGAATCAGACGAAAACCGAAATGTTTGCAACGCTCTGATCGGTAAAATCCGTTCCGCAGGGCATACGGTTTACGATTGCACATGCAATAACGGGTTGAGTCAAAAAGATATTTTGCAGAAGATCGTATCGAAGTGCAACGAGCACGCGGTTGATCTTGATATTTCGATACATTTTAACGCTTTGTCCAAAGAGACTGCATCCGATGGCAGGACAAGAGGTGTGGAGGTATGGATCCACCCAAACAACAAGGGAAAAGAAATCGAAAGCTATGCGCAGAAAATATGTAACAGTGTCGCGTCCCTTGGGTTTACAAATCGAGGTGTCAAATATAGCAACGGTTTATATGTCTTAAAAAATACCAAAGCGCCAGCTATGCTGATTGAATGCTGCTTTGTGGATGATCTGGACGACTATGCGCTGTATGACTGTGAAAAGATGGTGCAGGCAATCTACGACGGTTTGGAGATCAAATCCGTGAATGCGACCGGAGAAGCGGGAAAAGATGAACCGGAAACAAAAACCCTGTATTATGTCATTGCCGGTGTATATTCTTCCGAACAAAACGCAACTGCTTTTGCAAATATTCTTGCAGAAAAGGGATACCTGATGAATGTAGAAGGGAATCTCATGAAAGGAATAAAGACACAGATCAAGGAAATTTAGGGGCTTATCGCAAGCCCCTTTATTTTTTTGCCCGAAAACGCTGTATTCGACATTTTTTACGCTTCCGGTGCAGTATGATACAGTCAGCCTTAACAAATGGCATACGAGTTCTGGCGGCAGGGCGGTGTCTTGGCATTGCATCGCCCTGCAAAATGCCTTACAAAACAAAACATGTGTTCTATAATTATGCTATCGCTACCGAGTGCGGAAGTGATTGGAGGGGATTTGGGTGGACGAAAAAGAATTTTACAGGGAACGCATTATTGAGATGGTAAAGAAAGCGGAAAATAACGACATACTGCAATTCCTGTATATTGTAATTTCTGATTTGGAAGGAATAGCAGATAGTAAAAGGGAGTGATGATAAACATGGATTGCGAAAATAAGCCGAAGTTTCGGTTTCCCACAATTTTCAGAAAGAAGCATAAGAGCTCCGAAATCGACACAAGCATTGAAGGATTCAGATATGTCGGAATTAATCTGACAAAAGAACAATACCAGGATCTTGTTGCGCTTAATATATCGTTAATAAGCGGCGAGAGAGATTATATCCCTGTTTTTAACATGATGATTCTGCTGAAAATTTTAGGATTACTTCCACCCGAAATGATATGTGATGTAAGCGAGAGCAATACCAGCAATGATAGTGGCGATGATTTCCGCAATGAATTTCAGAGAAAGTTTGGAAAATGCAGAGAGTGACTTCTTGACTTTTGGCCTTCTGGTCAAATCGTCATAGGCACTTAAACCTAAAGAAGTTACTTCAATGTCTCCAAGAGTTGAGGATATATAACCATTTGTATTCAATTTTTTAATAAAATTTGACAAGGTAATACCGTCAATTTCTAGCTTGTTCATCACATCTGTATGATAGGCAAGACCGTTTGGCTTTCTGCATTCTACAATAGCTTTTAAAACATCATCTGATGTAATCATATTTACACCTCACTAAGCATGTTTATTGTATCAATAACATGCTTTTTCTTTTCGTCTGAAAGTTCAAAATATTTTTTTAAGGCTTTAGCCATCTCCGGGTCTTGAACCAATTTCCCTACTAACTTTGCCGTTTCTGCTGACAAGTCTACCTTGGGTTCTTCCCCGGTCAGAAGATAGTCTACGGAGACACCTAAAAATTGTGCAATAGAGTACAATCGGTCTGCCGGGAACTTTCCTTCACGCAATTTACCTACATATCCATTTGAAAAACCACAGGCTTGTTCCAACTTTGATATCGGAATCTTTCGTTCTTTACATATTCTTTTTACTTCATCAACACTATTAAAAGTCTCCATTTTGTTTCCTTTCCAAAAATAGAAATATATCTAAAAATAGGATTGACAAAATAGAGATATGTCGATATAATCAAGACATAGTTTTAGAAATACCTCTAAAAATCAAAAATGATTATTCGATAAATCTCAGTATTTGTTGGCACTTATATTGTAGAGTATTCTCTAATCATTGTCAATAGAGCTATTTCTAAAAATAGAAGAAAGGAGGATTGAATGTGATCTATGACAAAGTGATTGAGTATTGTGAGAAAAACAAGTTGTCCATAGCAGCATTTGAGAAAAAATGCGGAATTGGAAATGGCACAATCGGAAGATGGGAAAATAATTCTTCGCTTCCCGCCATGTCAACATTGCAGAAGATGGAAATTGCCACAGGAGTTCCAATTAGAGAATGGATTGAGTAGGAGGTGAGAGAAATGCGTTCGATAGTACATATTGGAAATTCGGATATTTCCGTAAAAGAGTACAACGGTCAGCGAGTAGTTACATTTAAAGACATCGACATGGTACATGGCAGACCGGACGGAACGGCGAGAAAGAGATTTGCTGACAACAGAAATCACTTTATTGAAGGTGAAGATTTCTTCATTTTAAAGCCGTCAGACCTTGAAAATGCTTGGATGTCCGAAAAACGGACATCCGGAATTGATGAAGTAAATCCAAGGGGAACAGCCTTTATCACAGAGCAAGGATATCTGATGCTGGTGAAGTCCTTCACAGATGATCTGGCATGGGACGTTCAGAGGCAGTTGGTGAATGGATATTTCAAGACAAGAGAAAAAGTGAACAGAGCATTATCACCGGAGCTTCAGATGTTACAGGGGCTGCTGTCACAGATGGTTGAAAAAGAGCTTGCTGATAAGGAACGTGACCGGCAGATTGCCATTGCACAGGAAACCGCTGACAAGGCAGTTGCAACAACGGAGAGTATTAAAGAAGCCGTGAAACCAGTATTTGATAACTGGCGGTCGGAAATCAATCTGAAATTTAATCGAATCCAGAAAAATGCTGGAGCAGAGTTCAGAATGCTCCGATCGGAAATGTATCTGGAACTGGAACGGAGAGCCGGATGCGATCTGAATACCAGATTGAGAAACAAGCGTAATCGCATGGTGGAAGATGGATGCACAAAGACAAAAGTCAGCGCACTGAACAAAATGGATGTCATTGAAGATGATAAAAAGTTGCGTGAAATTTTCTCAAAAATCGTGACTGAATATGAAATCAGATATTGTGCGTAGATTGAATCGGAAAGGAGGTGAAGAAATGCAGAATCAGAGATACAGCGTTGTAGATTCAAACGGCAAGGCTACTTTGGTAAAAAAGGCTGACTCTCGCTATGTTGGAATCGACGAAATGGCGCAGCATGTAGCAATGGATGTTCTGGAAGCTTATCAGAGCATTGTGAATGGCGATAAAAAAATTGATGAAACAAACATCGATCTGTCTATCAAAGTCCTTACCGCCATTGCTCCGGTAGTCGGAACATTTAGAAGTTCTTCCGGTTACGGAAAGGATTAGACACAGCCTCAACCTTTGCTAATTGCGGTTCTTCTGGAATTGCTTCGATGGTTTCTGAGTAGTATTGGTCGTACAGCTTTTTGAAATCATCAAAGCTTTGGTTAAATCCACAAGTTCTCGCAATAGCATAAGCAGATGCGTATTCTTTAGAATCCAATTCAATTCACCTCCTTATAAAAAGATAAGTAGAGTATACCATGAAAGAATCCACATGAAAATGAATAGAAAGGAGAATAGAAAATACATGGTAAAAGGATATAAGGTTTTTAGACCTGATTGGACTTGTGATCCAACGGGGCACAACCCTAAACAGTACACCTGCCCCGGAAAATTTGAGGAAGAAGGGGAGCTTGATGTTTGCGGTCACGGGATGCACTTCTGCCAGGTTGCTGCTGACTGCTTCAATTATTACAGTTTCAACAGTGAAAACAAGGTTGCAGAAGTCATTGCCTATGGTGAGGTAAGAACAGACGGTGACAAGTCATGTACTGACAAACTGGAAATCGTGCGTGAAATCCCGTGGGATGAAGTGTTGCGAATCGTCAATATTGGAAAGAATTGCACCGGGAACAGGAACACCGGGAACAGGAACACCGGGAACTGCAACACCGGGAACAGGAACACCGGGAACAGGAACACCGGGGACTGCAACACCGGGGACTGGAACACCGGGGACTGCAACACCGGGGACTGCAACACCGGGGACTGGAACACCGGGGACTGGAACACCGGGGACTGCAACACCGGGAACAGGAACACCGGGGACTGCAACACCGGGGACTGGAACAAATCGTCTTTTAATACTGGTTGTTTTAATACAGAGGAACAGAAGATCATGCTGTTCAATAAGCCGTCAGATATGACATATCGTGAATGGATGGATTCATATGCAAGATATTTACTGAATCAGATACCAAAGAATGTTGTTGAATGGGTATACGAAGATGATATGACGGATGAAGAAAAGGTTGAGAACCCTACATATAAAACAACTTGTGGTTATTTGAAGATCCTTGATGAATCTGAGTGTGCTCAGATCTGGTGGGACGGATTGGAAGATGAAGAGAAGAAAATTATTCAATCAATACCAAATTTTGACCCTGATATCTTCCGTCAGTGCACAGGAATTGAGGTTGGGTAATGAAATGAGCTATAGGTTTTTAATGTATATTTCGTAAATAAATTTCTTGGAGAGAAAAAATGAAGAATAAAATTGCAGGAATTGCATTGGCTTTAAGCATTGCACTTACAATGCATGGATGTGTGGACGGAACAACTACCGTTATTTCCTCAAATGAATCTGAAACGGTTCCCGTGTCATATGAAGCGTTGATGTACGACAACTCTGGAAATAATTTTCTGAACTTTACCGGCAACAGCTTCACAATCGAACCAAACAAAGCGAAGCAATGGGGCTGGAATACGGATGGCAGCTGGACAAGCTGGTATGAGACAAGTTCTGTTGTGACTATCAACATCGATGGGAACTATATTCAATCATGTGGCAGCAGCGTGTTATTTAAGGATACGCGTTTGGAAATGTTAGAAATTCCAACTGAATTAAACACAAAAGAGGCATCAAGAGAAGATGGTTATGACGTATCTGTGAGCGGTAGACCGATTGGCACATATTATGGCCTGAAAAACTGGTGGTATGACATGCGTGAGAAAGGTCAGCATGGACAGAAGCTAATTCTTGTCCAGTCTCAGGATGGATATAACATTGGAGCATTTATGGGAAACGATGTTACTTGGGAAGTTGAAGAAAATCTTCCGAAAACGACAAAAATCATGATCGACGGACTTCCTCTTTATATCCATAGATGCAATTTTACCATTATCGATTCTCAGCTTATTGCTGATAAAGCAGCTTAAAAACGGAGGGAAAATGAAGAAGATTTTGATAGCAGCACTTTTCTCCGCGGTAATTGCAATACCGATCACCGCAAATGCGCAGGAAGATACCTATATTTCGGAAGAGATCCAGGATGCGTGCGTCTGGTATGGCGAGCAATACAACATTTGTCCGGAGCTGCTTATGGCAATTATCGAAAGAGAGAGCGCCGGGCAGCAGGACGCAACAAATGGCGGATGCAAAGGGTTGATGCAGGTATACGAAAAATTCCATAAAGACAGAATGGAACGTCTTTCCGTAAATGACATTTACGACATGAACGGTAATATCCTTGTCGGGACTGATTACCTGTCTGAGCTTTTTGAAAAATACGGCGAAACAAGCACTGTTTTGCAGGTATACCACGGCGAAAAAGACGCGGTCAAAAAATCAGAGTCAGGGTACATCAGCAGTTATGCAGATGGAATCATGAAGAGAAGCGAAGAGTTAGAAAGGATTCATGAAAAATGAAAAATAAGTTCAAATTTCAAAACCGGATTTTTCAGATTGCGTGTGAGGGAAAGTCCTGTTGCGTTATAAATGGCGTTCCTTGTGCGTGCGAGGATTCAGACTGCGAAATGTGCGACTTCAATAATACGTTCGAGTGCAATTCCCAGTTTAAGGCATGGTGCAATACAGAAGAAGATGAAGTGAAAAAGACCGACTGGTCAAAAGTAAAAAAGGACGAAAAGGTTTATGCGCGTGACACGTTTGGCTACTGGATACCGTCGCATTTTGCATGTTTTGACGGAGACTATGTATATGTATATGTAAACGGGAAAAGCAGCTTTACAGAATATATTACAAGAAAATATCTGCCGAACGATGTCGTGCTTGCACCAAGAAAGGATAACAAAAATGAAAAATCCGATAATTAGCATCCCTAGAGCCAGCGAAGAGCTGATTAAGTCGCTTATAAGCGCCGGAATCCTATTTGTAGATGAAAACGGCGTACATGTAAAGGAGAATTGCAAATGAATAGCATTGTTATCACAGGAGACGTTGGGGAAGTAAAAGAAGTAAATACAAGAGAAGACGGGAGATGCTATGAGTTTTTGGTTTCCGCCGTTCGCCTTAGCGGAAAAGTTGACACATTAAAGTGTTTGGCTCCTGCACGAATTTTCTACGATGATCCGCAGGGAAAACATTTAACTTTGTATGGCGAAATCCGCACCAGAAACGAGTATGAAGGGGAGCGAAGAAAGCTGCTTTTGTATGTGAAGGTAACCTCTGCGGCAGAATGCGAAGAAAAGAGGAAATACGAAAACACAGTAACTTTAAGAGGGTTTATTTGCAGCAAAGTAAACACGCATCTTACAAGCTCTGTTGGGGCTGTTTCTAATTCACTTGTCGCATGCAACTCAAATAAGAATTCGTATTATGTCCCTGTTGTGTTTTTTAAAGGAGCATCACGCGTTGTACGCAATGCAAAAAAAGGCACAGAAATTTCCGTTACTGGTATGCTGACAAGCCGGCATTACAAAAAACACGACGAAAACGGTGATGTTATTACGGAAGCTGACACATACGAAATCGTAACATCAATCGTATTTTTAGAAAAATGGAGGGAGAAAAATGCAGATCAAGCATCTGAAATTAAATAATTTCTGCGGTTTTTTTGGATCAAAGACATTTGACCATGATTTCTTCGAAAAAACAGAAATCACGGGTGCAAACGAAGCTGGAAAGTCCACTGTAAAGAAGGCTATTTTCTGGATTTTTAATTGCAGAGACGAGAATGGAAAAGAAATTTCCGGCATTCGCCCGCATGATGAAAACGGAAATGACATCAATGATCTTGAAGTGTCTGCAGAGCTCACTGTTGACGTGGATGGAACAGTGAAAATTCTCAAAAAAGTAAGCAGACAAAACCTCAATAAAAAGGGCGAATTTACCGGAAATGTTATTGATTATTATATCAACGGCATTCCGAAAAAAGCAAGTGATTATGCGGAATATATCTCATCATTCGCAGAAGAATATGTTCCGTATTGCATGAACGCAATGACACTTTTGCTTAAAAGCTCTGTTGATCAGAGAGCTGTCCTTGCGAATGCTTTTGGGAAGCATAGCGACACGGACATCTGCGATATGTATCCGGAATTTGAAGAATTAAAACCTCTTTTTGAGGACGGGAATATTGAAGAGTTAAAGAGGCGTTGCAGCACGCAGCTTAACGGAACAAGAGGTAAATCTGGTACAAAAGGACTTAAATCTCTTCTTGATGAAATTCCCAGCAGAATTGACGAAGCAAACCGCGGTAGATTGCCGATTGATACTGAAAAACTCGAATCGGAAAAGAAATCTCTTGAAGTCTTGCTCAACGAAAATTTAGAGAAGCAGACCGATCTTGGGAAGATGCTTTCGGAAGCAGATAAAATTTCTGATGGAATCCTTGAATTGCAGTTTTCTCAGAATGAATTAAAGCGATCTGCAAATGAAGAGAATGTCAAAAAGAGAATCGCGATTGAATCTGAAATTTCGGCATTGAAAGATGATAAGCGTGGAATTGAAAAGAGCGTATCTGCATTAGAGAAAGAAATTTCCGATTTAGAACTAGAAGCAACTACATATAAGAATAAAATTTCTCTTTTGAGGGGCAAATACAAAGAGGCATATGGCAGAAAGTTTGACGAAAACTCGACCGTTTGCCCGTACTGCGGACAGGAATATCCGGAAGACCGGAAGCAGCAGTTAAGAAATGAGTTCGACATCCACAAAAAAGATGAACTCGAAAAGATTACGGCAGACGGGAATACGGCAAAATCCTCTTTTGAAAACGCTGTAAAGCAGTCAGAAGAACTTAAAAACTCTATTCCTGTCCTGCGGGATAAATCAAACGTATTTACGCTTGGCATCCAGGAAAAGGAATCGGAGCTGAATGCGATACCGGAATTCGTCGACGTGTCAAACACCGATGAATACATCAATTTGCAAAAATCTATCGAAGAGAAGAAAGAAGCACTGAATCGGTACTCTGATATCTCGGAAGTAAAACGTAATTTAAAGGTAGAGGAAGCTTCAATCCGTCAGAGAATCGCGGAATGCGATGGTCAGTTGGCGAGAACTTCTGAGAATGAAAGGATTGATTCCAGGGTCGCTGAATTGGAGATGGAACGCAGGAATATTGCGCAGAAAATTACAGGCGTAGAAAGACAGATCTACCTTTTAAAACAGTTTAGTTTAAGAAAGAATGAGCTTCTACAGAACGAAGTAAATGAATATCTTGATTTCTGCTCCGTTAAAATGTTTCGCCCGCTTATAAACGGAGACATCGAAGAGTGCTGCGAATTTACATACCGAGGAGAAATGTACTCAAGAAATTTGAATCACGGATGCAGAATTCTGACAGAAATCGATATTTGCAGAGCATTCCAGAAACGATGCAATTACAGTTTCCCGATCATTATTGATGACGCGGAGTCCGTAGACGGATGGAGAATTCCTAACATCGAGAATCAGGTATTGATTCTCAGAAGAAGTGATTCTGATTTGAAAGTTTTAAATGTTGAAAGGAGATAATGATATGGCAGAGGTAACAGACGTTGCAGTAAAAGAAGAAAAAAAGGAAGTGTCAAGTCACAACAAAGTGACAGATTATAGTCTTGGCATTTTCGGTACGTCTGACAATTTTATTATGGCTATGCAGATGGCGAAAGCACTTTCGAGCTCCACAATCGTTCCAGCTACGTTTCAGAAAAACGACGCAAACTGCTTAATTGCGATTGAACAGGCACAGAGATTACGCGTCAGCCCACTGATGGTTATGCAGAACTTATACGTGATTCAAGGCAGACCGTCTTGGAGCTCAAAATTTCTGATCGCAGCAATCAATAATTCCAGAAAATTTGACATCGAATTGCAATTCGATGAAAAGAAAGACAAAAACGGAAAGCCATTTTCGTGCACGGTGTGGACGATGAAAAACGGAAGACGCATTGAGGGCATGACAGTTGACATGGACATGGCGAAGGACGAAGGATGGCTCAGCAAAAACGGCAGTAAATGGAAGTCCATGCCGCAGTTAATGTTAAGGTACAGGGCTGCTTCTTTCTTCTCAAGCCTCAATTGTCCTGAATTAACGATGGGGCTGTATACAAGAGAAGAGCTGCAGGACAACGATTTCAAAGAATACCCGCTGGAAGAAATGAAGGAGCAGGTCAAAAGAGACATTGAATCCAACGCAAACATGGCAGATTTCGAGCCAGACGGGCCAGAAGTAGTAGAGGACGCGGACGGGCAGCAGGCAATGCCAGAATTTATGCAGGAGGGATAGAATGAGAGTAATTTCACAGGACGGAACGATTGATGTTCCGTATGAAAATTGTGTATTTGGAATAACTTTAGATAATTGTATATCGGCGGTTGGTGATATAGCAGTAAGTCCAAATGAAGTCATGAATGGAATCATGGCTAAATATTCATCCAGAGGAAAAGCACTGAAAGCCATGGAAATGCTGAGAACGAAATATTTATCAAGGATGCAGCTGGAAGGTGGCTATGACCATGTGCACGGATGCTATATTCAACCGAACTATTGGGTGCTTCCAAAAGTTTTTCAGTTCCCGACGGACGATGAGGGGTAAGTATGAGACAGAATCCATGCAGGCATTGCTCCAGTTCGTACGAGTTCAAAGGAAAACATTACCCATCGTTTTCTGAAACATGCGCATGTTGCGAATACAGAAAAGAGCACAATCTTTATCTGAAGAGCAAAAGAAAATATACAACCGGAAGCAAGATATCAACGATGGATGAACTTATGGATCAGACATTCATTATGTTTAACGGAAGGACTACGCATATCGAAGCTGTAAAGTCTATGCCGTATAGACTGATACTTAAATTCCTTGCAGACGGAATATTTTACAAAGCTATAAAAAGAGAAAATGAGTAATTGAAAAAGAATTGGAGTGGAATATGGAAGTATTATCGTTTTTAGACGCAGTTCAGCGCGACATGGCTGATAATATTTACAATTTTTGCAAGGACGGAAAATGCAGCCAGTGTGGTAATTGCTGCAGCAACCTTCTTCCTATGAGTGAAAAGGAAATTTCTGCTATTCACCGTTATATAAAGAAGAAGCATGTTAAAGAGTGCCGACACATAGCTCCTGCAACAGTAATTTACGATATGACCTGCCCATTTCTCGATACAGGAAAGGATTGCGAGAAATGCCGTATTTATCCTGTACGCCCAGAAATTTGCAGACAGTTTATTTGTGATAACGAGCAGAGGGCAAAGCATAATCGGAAGCTGTATGGTCAAACGAGGAACATTGTCGATGTAAGAAATGAGTTTTTTGGTTTGCGAGGTGAAGAATAATTGAAACTTAAGACATTAGGATCCGGCTCTTCCGGAAATTGCCATTTGCTTATTGCTGATAACGGGGAATCATTGATCCTGGATTGTGGAATACCGATCAAGGAAATTAAAAGAGGTCTGGGATGGAACATTAAAAAAGTTTGTGGATGCGTTGTTACGCATGCTCACGAAGATCACAGCAAATCGCTAAACGATCTTGAGCGTATCGGCATTCCCGTGTTTGCTCCGTATCGCCACGACATCGGCGTGAAATTCGGAGGCAGATGGAGTGTCAGGACATTTGAGCTAACCGACCTGAACTTGAAATTCGCTCACACGAACAGAGATGGCACCCCTTGCCCGTGTTATGGGTTTCTGATTGAACATCCGAAAATTGGGCGGCTTCTGTATCTTACGGATGCGGAATTTTGCATGTGGAGATTTCACAATGTCAATCATATCCTTATTGGGGTGAATTACGATCCGGAAATCATATCAAATGATAACGCAAAGGCGAACCATGTTATACGTGGACATATGAGTATCGACACTGCGTGCGAATTTGCAAAGGCATGCTACACTAGACAACTCCAGAACGTTGTTATGTGTCATTTGTCAACAGACAATTCTGATAAGGATATTTTTATTAAGAAGATGCAGAAAACAGTTCCACGAGCAAATGTATGCGTTTCAGTTCCAGGGATGGAACTGGAATTAAAAAATCCGGGAATGTGCCCGTTTTGAAAATAAAAAAATGAAAGGAAATTTTGTCAACTACCCAAGATCTAAAGGTCATGGGCTTGTAACTGCCCAGTCGTACTAACGGTTCACACCTCCGGCCTTTAACCACAATATATAACTGCTATCTAAAGTGGCGCTACATCATAGGGTGGTTGACAGCACCCTTTACAGACAAGACATGCTCATCTGTAACTGTATCAGGTACTAAACTTCCCATGCTATACAGTAAAAAATCTTTTACGGTTAAGATTTTACGCAATACACGAATTTCGTATTGCAACGTCATATCTTGTCAATGTACAAAAGAGTGTCTTTGATGAGCAGTACATCTAACGATTTTCTCTTAAAAAACTGCTACGGCTATTGTAGCATATTGGGCAACAATTAACAAGGCTCCTACCACCACCTGAAGGTAGTGTGTTTCCGCCTATGGCAAACGAAAGGATTTTATTTATGAAAACATATAAGGGATTTAACAAAAATATGACAGCCCAAAATGGGTATCAGTACGAAGAAGGAAAGGAATACGAAGAGGAAAAAGCTGTCGCTTGCGAGCGCGGTTTCCATGCGTGCGAATATCCTTTGGATTGCTTTAGATATTACAGTCCAGAAAGCAGCGTTTACCATGTGGTAGAACAAAGCGGCGAATTTAGTAAAAACAGCGATGATTCGAAAGTGGCATCCACAAAAATCAAGATTGGAGCAGAAATTTCGATTGCTGGTCTTGTTAAAGCGGCGATTGAATATACAAAAGAGAGAACAGAACCAGAATGTGACGCAACGGGATACTACGGAGCATCCTCCGCAACGGGATACCGCGGAGCATCTTCCGCAACGGGAGACTACGGAGCATCTTCCGCAACGGGTAAATGCGGAGCATCCTCCGCAACAGGCTACAAAGGCAGTGCGATTGCTGGAGACCCAGAAAGTATTGCGATAGCTTGGGGATACAAAGGGAAGGCCAAAGGCGTTATTGGTTCGTACCTTGTTCTTGCGGATTGGGAAGGAAACGAAAATAATTTCTGGACACAGGAAGAATGGTCTTTAAAAGGCGCAAAGATGGTGCGCGTAGACGGAGACAAAATTAAAGCTGACACATGGTACACCATGAAAAACGGAGAAATTCTGGAAGTGGAGGAGGAATAGGTGAGATTGATAGATGCAGATTTGCTGACTGAAAAAGTGACAAAATGGCTGAACCCTGACCCAAACGCAGACAGAATGGTAGATATTGACGACATAGCAGCCTCTGTTCTCATGGAGATTGAAGAGCAGCCGACGGTTCCTTTGTGGATATCTGTAGAAGATAGCCTGCCAGAAGATGGCGATAGCAGATTTTACATGTGCTTGGTAGAAAACCATCTGGAAGATCCACCGATGTTTTGCCAATACGAGGAAGAATATGGTTTCGGATTTTGGCACAATATTTTTGATCCCGTTAGTCTTGGATTTGTTGATTCGGAATTTCAAACCAATGAGGAATTGGGTTATGAAAAAGTAATAGCATGGATGCAGCTTCCTGAACCGTACAGACCAGCACATATATCTTGCAATCCGAATCAGGAACCAGTTTGAAGGTGAGGAGAAAAAATGCAATTTATTGATTTTTTTGCGGGGATAGGCGGGTTTAGAAAAGGAATGGAGTTGGCGGGGCATAAATGTGTTGGATTTTGCGAGTTTGACAAATTTGCAACGGCAAGCTATATCTCTATGCACCTACTCACGCAGAAACAAAGAGAATCATTAGAAAAAGTGCCATTGAAGAAACGGCAAAAAGAAATATTGAAGGAGGAATACAGAAATGGAGAATGGTACGCAAATGACATTCGAAGAGTATATGCAAGAGACATTCCAAGGGCAGACTGCTGGTGCTTCGGATTCCCATGTCAGGACATTTCTGTCGCAGGAAAGCAAATTGGATTTCAAGGAAACCGCTCGAGCCTGTTTTTCAGAGTTATGTACCTTATCGGACAACTCGAGGAAGAAAATAAACCCACTTACCTTTTCATTGAGAACGTTAAGAATTTGCTTAATGTTAATGGAGGATGGGATTTCGCCAGGCTGCTCGCTGAAATGGACAGGGAGGGGTACGATGCAGAGTGGCAAGTTCTCAACTCTAAAGATTTTGGAGTGCCGCAAAACAGAGAAAGGTGTTTTATTATCGGACATCTTAGAGGACGAAGTACCGCAAAAGTATTTCCTGTCGAAGGAACAGACGGGGAAAATAGTGTTCAAATAGTCGGTCATAAAGACGGATACAGAAGAAATACGCAGGTCTTTGCACCAGAAGCACTTGATACTGGACAAGGCGGTGAAAGAGGTCATCATGTTACATTGCCGTGTTTCATTGATTTGTGCTACGAAGGCTCACAGATGACAGAGCAGGCACGATGCTTGAAAGCAAGATACTACAAAGGCATGGCGAATCATGCAGGGCAGGACAGCGGAATTGCAATTCCAGTATTAACACCCGACAGAGCAGAAAAACGTCAGAATGGAAGACGATTTAAAGATGATGGAGAGCCGATGTTCACGTTGACAGGACAGGACCGGCATGGAATTGCGATTGAGGTCAAGGAAGCAACAGCAAAAACGCTTGATACAAGCTGCAATCAAGGGATTTTCGTGCAGGTATCAGATGAACTGATTGTATACGCGGTCTGGTATGAAAAGCTTCAATGTTACATAGCAATCCGAAAGTTAACGCCAAAAGAATGTTTTAGACTTCAGGGGTGGGCAGATGATTATTTTGAAAAAGCAGCGTTTGTTAATTCAGATAGTCAGTTATATAAGCAGGCAGGAAATGGAGTCACTGTAAATGTTATTTTTGATATAGCAAAGAAACTAAAAGAGGGCGTTAAAGATTGAGTGCAACATATATGAATAAAGTGATATCTATTGTTAATTAACAAAGATAAGATTTGATGGAGGCGGACAATGCCGATTGAATGAGGACTTGTGGAGGAATGACATGATTATAAAGCATAAGGCAAAACGAGTGGATAGTAACGAAGAAGTTATTGGATATGTTACAAAGATGTGGGGACAGTACCATATAATAAAAGCTGATGATGAAAATACGGCTTATCCAGTATTGGAGAATACTATTGAACCTTGCATTGTTGGAGAATGTGATGGATGTCATACAGATAAGAAAGAATGTTATCATTGCATGAGAGCCAATTCAGATTGCTATGAAAGCTAAATGAGGATTTAGCGAGGTAGAAATATGGATAAGCAGGAAGCAATCGAAAAAATCTGACGTTAGAAAGTATGCTGCAGAAAATCATTCACAGGCTGAAATTATGACGCATGTAACAAGAAGCATTGCCAGTACGATTATCAACAAGGGTGACCTGGTAATGTTGTAAATTAAAGTTCAGTGGAGGTAAAAAGAATGTATAAAGCGGAAAATATTGACACAGATAAGGCTCTTAAAGCGATTGATGAGTCAAGAGTAATGCAGGAAAGAGCCTCACAGCTTAGATCGGAAAAAGAAAGATCTTACATGGAGGGATTGAACAAAGGACTTGATATTGCTGAAGATCTTTTTAAATGCACAAATTATGAGAAGACGGAACAAGAAGCAACTTATACAGATGGTGTCTGTGATGCATTCTATGAACTTGGAAAAGAACTTGATATACCGACTCAGGATATAAGGGACAATATATCATCTGTGGATGAAGCATGTGCCTTGTTTGCAAACAGGATTCGGGAAGCAATAGCAGGCGATAAGGATCATGAGCCGTTGCCAAACTGAAAGAGGTCAAGCCAATGTCAAAATGTGTAGTATATCAGTCCGGTGGTTTTACAAATGACGGGATCGGATATAGGAAATTCAGTTTGGAAGAATTGGAGGAAATGAAAAAAGAAAATGTTAAGCGTAGAAGCACAGGGATGTTCGTACAAAGAGTTTCTGGAATTGGAAGAAATAAGCAGGCAATCAGAAGAATATGAGACGCTTATGGGTTTAAACTGAAAGTTTAGTGGAGGAAGTATGAGCAAAACACACGAATTAAAAATATATCCTAAGTATTTCGAAGAAATTTTGGATGGGAAAAAGACATTCGAAATCAGAAAAGATGATAGAGATTTCCAGGTTGGAGACAGCATTGTTTTAAAAGAATGGGATAATATTAAGTATTCTGGCAGAGAAATCCAAGCAATAATTAAATATATGCTTGATGATGCATTTATCGGATTAGCAGAAGGATATGTAGCCTTTTCGTTTGGCATTTTAAAAATAATAGACAGGTAAACTGGAATTTAACGGAGGAAGCTCTTGGAAGGGCTGACGTGGGAAGAATCGAAAAAATCTGACCTGATTAAAGAGGGATAAGAAAATGGACGAAAATGAGCATTTAGAGGAGGAATAGAAAATGCCTATATACAGAGAAGTAAGCACAGAGGTTTATTGCGATATATGCGGCGAAAGGATCATAGGATGGAATATGGCAGGGACCGGAATAAGTAAAATATGGGCGGCATATTATGCAAGACAAGAGGGCTGCACAACGGGGAAAAAGATTATATGCAAACAGTGCCGGATAAAGCAGCGAATGATAAAGTGCGGTTTACAGAAGAGACATGGAACTGCAGGAAAAGACGGGAGCGGCGCTTGTTTGGGCTTTGGCATTGAGTGGGACGACGAGCCTATAGAGCAATGCAAACGCTGTATCGCGTGTGCCTCTTTTGACTGGGACGCAGAAAAGAAACGGTTAAGTCTTTAAACTGATATTTAAGTAAGAAAGTGGATGAGAAAGAAGGTAGCACCGATGGATAAGAAACTTTTATCCGACTACATAGATGCATGTGCGCTGATCCAGGAGGCTGAACAGCAGATCAGGCGACTGCAGGATAAACCGTACGCTGATTAAAATCTAAGTCATTGAAAGGAGACTATTTTATGAACAAAGTAATTTTATGTGGACGATTAACCAAAGACCCTGATGTTAGATATTTTCAGGGAGATAAACCAATTGCAATTGCTGCCTTTACTCTGGCAGTAGACAGAAAATTCAAAAAAGATGGAGAGCAAAACGCAGATTTCATAAATTGCCGGTCTTTTGGCAAAAATGCGGAGTTTTCCGAAAAGTATTTAAGAAAAGGTACGAAAATCATTGTAGAAGGTCACTGGCAGACCGGAAGTTTTACGGGGAAAGATGGCAAAAAAGTATATACAAATGAATGTATCGTTGACAGCCAGGAATTCGCGGAAAGCAAAACTTCATCACGTGCGAACGACAATGGTTCTGAGATTCCTCCAGATGCAGAAGGAAGCTATTTCATGCAGATCCCGGATGGAATAGAAGAAGAATTGCCTTTTAAGTGATGGAGGGGTAGACGGTATGAGAGCACTTGACATTTACGACAAAAAGTTCAAAGAGAACAAATGCGTTATATGTTCTCATCACGTTACAAGGCCGGGAAAATCACAAGATTTACATTTTTGTGAGATCAGTGGGAAAATTCTTCTTTTCCCACTCTACCTACCGGCCAATTGTATAAATTTCGAAGAAAGGACTGATTAAAATCACAATACAAGAATCGATCAAATGGCAAGAAGCATTTAGGGATGCTTCAAAAGGACACTTAGCAGGAGCAATTAACGCAACCGAAATGGCTATTGTTGCATTAAAAATGCAAATACCGAAAAAGATTTTTCACGCTGAGTCTTCCGAATTATGCAGAAGCCAGTTTCGCTGTCCGTTCTGTGGCGCGGATCAAATGACAATAGAATTCTTCACAGAAACAGGAGAAGATCCAAAAGAAAAATTCACATGGTGTCCCGCCTGCGGGCATAAATTGGATTGGAGCGATATATAAATGTATGAAGAGTTTATGTATGCTGCCAAATTAAAAAACGAAGACCGCGAGGTCGCAAATCGCACAGTGGTATGGCTTGAGCATGACGGATTGATGCATTGCTATATGCCGGCAGGAGCAACATGCTTCGTAACTGAGCGAGCGGGAAGTGGAAGCATTTACATTGACGGTCTTGCACTTATCGAAATTTCGATAGAATCACTCAGACCATTGAGAAATGGAGAACCGAAAGGAGGTGTTTCTAATGGTAAAAAAGAACATTGCACAGATCATGACAATTGAGCAAAAAAACAAGAAAAAGCTTCTCGAAGTAGAACCTAGATTAGATGATAAAAGCGGCATATATTTTCTGACAAGAACTGATGAAAACGGTTTTAAATATGCATACATCGGTCAGGCAAAGCATATTTTGACGAGACTTTCGCAACATATGGTTGGGTATCAACACATTGATTTATCCATAAAAAAACACGGATTTTATTCAAAGGATAATCCGTATGGATGGATGATCGGCTTACTTCATTTCCGCATGTCTGAGCTGGATAAATGGGAGCAGCATTACATAAAAATGTACGCTGACAATGGCTATCAGCTTAGAAACAAGACGAGCGGATCCCAGGGCGCAGGAAAGGCAAAAATTGACGAATATAGGCCCTCAAAGGGCTACCGTGACGGAATAGAACAGGGGAGAAAAAATCTTGCAAGAGAGCTTTCTTCCATCGCGGATAAGCATCTCGTTATTTCGCTTAAGCCAGAGAAGCTAGGAAACAAGGTATCGGAAAAGCAACTGCAAAAATTCAACGAACTGATTTACGGGAAATGATGTAAATTCCCATTTTGCTTTTAATTACAATAACGGAGGAAACGCAAATGGCAAAGAGGTACGATAATCCGAAGGAGCTGTCAAAGCTCCTTCTGGAAACACGAAGATTAAAGCAAAGTGCGAACAGAAGCCCATATACAGTTATTCTCACAATTTTGTGTTATGGACTCTGGAAAGACTACAGGTACAGCCAGAGGAAATTGGCAGATTTTTGCCGGAAATTTGCCGAGTACGATGAACGATATTTCGATAAACCATATCAAAAACTAGTAGACGAACTTTACAACTACGCAGACTGGAAAGTCGAGCATGTTAAATATACAAAAGACGATTATCCCCATTACAAATCGAAAGTTATGCAGGCATCGGTTGAAGAGCAGATGCGATGCGCAAACGAGATAAACGCGCTTTCCACGCGCTATTTTACTTACGGTTTTTACATTCTTATCGAAGATGGATTCGGCGCAAAGAAGCTGACAAACTTTAAAGATAAGGCTCAAAAGCGAATACAGAGCATCACGGGAGACATGAGAACCGGAACAATAAACGATCTGTGGAAAGAACTTGCAACCGGAGCTGGAATTTATATCGAGAAACCGAAAATTGATTGATTGGAGGGTTGAAAATGGCGGAGCGCAGGATGTTTACACAGAAAATTACAGAAAGCGACGCGTTTTTGGACATGCCACTTTCCACACAAGCACTTTATTTCCACCTGTGCATGAATGCTGAAAATAAAGGCATTTTAAACAATGCATATTCTATTTGCAGGTCTTTAGGATGCGAACGAGACGCAGTCACGGAATTGATTGAAAGAAACTTTTTGGTTAACATCGAAGACGGATATTTTCGAATTGTACATTGGTACGAAAATAACGGAATAGGTGAAACCCACAAAAAGAGAAACAATTATAGTTACAGAAAGTGGAGAATAGCTGTCATAAAAAGAGACGAAAAATGCGTTAAATGCGGGTCTATAACTAATCTGGAAGCACATCATATTAAGCATTTTTCGGAATATCCAGAATTTGCACTTGATTTAGACAATGGAATGACTTTGTGTAAAAAATGTCATATGGCACTACACAAGGAGGAACGAAATGGCAGATCGTAGAATGTTTACCAGAAAAGTCACCGATGATGACAATTTTATGTCTTTATCATCCAGTGCACAGGCGCTTTATTTACACTTATCTATGTCCGCTGATGACGACGGTTTTTGTAATCAAGTATCCATATCGATGTTTAAGGCGCATGCGAGCGTAGCAGATTTGCAGCAGTTGCTAGAAAAAAGATATCTTTATCAATTTGACAATGGCGTAATTGTAATAAAGCACTGGAGAATGGCAAACGCGCTTAGGAAAGACAGATATACGCCGACGGTCTTCAAAGAAGAGTTGGCGAGATTGGAGTTGAAGCCAAACGGATCATATACTTTTTCGGATAATGGTTGCCAGTTGGTTGCCAGTTGTCTGCCACAGAATAGAATAGATAAGAATAGAATAGATAAGGATAGGTTAGGTAAGTATAATAAAGGGGAGAGTGTGAGAGGGGAAAAAGCTGATCGCTTTGTTCCCCCAGATGTAAATCAGGTACAAGAATACTGCGACAATCGAAATAACGGAGTTGACGCCCAAACATTTGTTGACTTTTACACATCCAAGGGATGGATGGTCGGCAAAAACAAAATGAAAGACTGGAAGGCAGCGGTAAGGACATGGGAGAGAAACGGCAAGAGGAGTTGCAATACAGCTGTCGTAAATAGTCAGAAGGACCAGCTTGCGGAGCTACTTGACGGAATCGAGGTGAACGAACCTTGACCGAGAATGAGGCAAAGAAGTTGCTTGCGGTTATGACAGTTACTTACCCGAACTACAAATTGGCGAATGTAGACTTCGCTGCGAAAGTGTGGAGTGACATGCTCGGTGAGTTTACATACAGCCAGGCCGGGGCTGCGCTAAAAGCTTATATCAGGTCAGACACGAGCGGGTTTGCTCCGACACCCGGACAGATAATCAGCCAGATCGTAAAGATGGTGATTCCGGAAGAGCTAAACGAAATGGAAGCATGGGCGCTTGTGAGCAAGGCTATCAGGAACAGCGGGTACAATTCGGTGGAAGAGTTTTCGAAGCTGCCAGCTCTTGTTCAAGCTGCCGTCGGTGCACCGGAGCAACTTAGAGCATGGGCTTTGGATCAAAACTACAACGAGACGGTTGTAAGCTCGAACTTTATAAAGACATACAGGGTATCACTTTCTAGACAATCGGAACTGGCAAAAATGCCGGAAGAGATCAAGAGGGCGATTCAAAAAACAAACGAGAGCTCGTATTCGTCACAAATTCGCAAAAAAAATGCTGAGACGATAAAATTATCGAGCGAAGCAGAAAAATCGAAAATAGGGGCATCAGAAGAGCTTACAGGGCATACAGGAATGAACGCAGAGCAAAGAGAAAAATGGAAAAGATTTTGTGAAGGAGTGGATTGAACAATGGGATATCGTGGTAGAAAGGCAAAAAAATACGATGTTTACGACGGAGAGAAGCTGATAATGAGCGGAGAGGCAAAGGACGTAGCAATTTTTTTGGGCGTCACATCCAACACCGTAACGCGAAAGGAGACTTGCGGAGAGCGAACAAAGCAGGGATACGAGATTTGCAAGAGCTTTCCGGATGACTGGCCGGAGTGTTGGGAAAATGCATGTAGGCCTTTGCGCAGGGCGAAACAGGAGTGGAAAGGCAGTATGAAAAGTAATTTCTTAAGGACGAGCCGACGGTAAAATTAAACTTTTATTCGCAAAAATCAACGTTAAAAGCAAGAAAATTGACACATACGATTCTGCTAAAAAGGAGGGAATCAAACGGTTGAAGCTGGCACTGTCTAGAATGACGAAGCCAGAACTTGAAAAAATTTTACAAAATGCCAATTTTACACAAGATGAAGAAAGCGTTTTCTGGTTGCTGGCTAGAGGAAAGACAATAACAGAGATATCGCAACTGGAAAATGTGTCGGAAAGAACTGTGAACAGAAAAATAAAGGACATAAGGCTTAAAGTTAGCAGATTGGAGTAAAAAATGGCAAAAATGACGTTAAACGGGAAAGAAATTTCCCCAGAAGATGTGATCCTGCCCGAAAAAGTATTGGAGCTCATAGCGAATTGCTTAGATTGACACCTCTTGTAGCAGGATGTAGAATGTGCCGTGAACATGATAAACACGGCACATTCTTTTTAGAGAAAAGGAGGAACGGCAATGGAATGTGTCGCTTACTTAAGGGTTTCAACCGAAAAACAGGCGGAAGAAGGTTATGGATTGGATTTGCAAAGGATAAGCATAACCGATTACTGCCGGAAAAATGAGCTTATAATATCTGACTGGTACATTGACGACGGTTACACCGGATCAAACATGGACAGGCCGCAGCTACAAAGACTAATCCGTGATTGCTCCAAGAAAAGGATTAAGTGTCTCGTTGCTTTTAAACTGGATAGGATATCCAGAAGCATGGTGGACGGGATATACATGATCGAAAGAGTATTCCAGCCAAATGGAGTCGATTTTCGCTGCGTATATGATAGCGTGAGCTACGACAGTCCGATGGAGCAGGCATACACGCAGATGATGGCGGTTTTTGCGCAGCTGGACAAAAATACCATGATGATGCGTATGCGTGGTGGTAGACTTGAAAGGGTCAAAAAAGGATACTGGTATGGAGGAGGGAATAGACCGTATTGCTATGATTACAGCAGAGAAAAAGGAATATTGGTTCCAATACCAGAAAGAGCAGAACAGGCGAATAGAGCGCTGGACTTGTTTTTGCAGGGATATTCCGATGAAAGAATCATGAAGATATGCGGATATTCAAGTGAACTCCTTGTCAGGCACATACTCACAGGAGTGGTAAATATTGGAATGATACCTTACAAGGGAGAAATCTATAAAGGACTCCATGAGCCTATATTCGATGAGCGAAAGTTCGAACTCGCTCAGGAGTATAGGAAGACTAGAAGAAAAACAAAAACGGCGTGCTTTTCCATGGAGACTAATTTGCTTACTGGATTGTGTTATTGCGGAATTTGTGGATGCAAAATGAGGTATCAAAAGTGGACAAACGGGAACCATAAAATATACTGCTATTCGCACGATAGGAGTCTTAAAAAACTACCTAACCACAACCCAGAATGCGACAACACTTTGGAATGGGCAAAAGACATTGAAAAGCAGGTAGAGGAAGAAATTTTAAAGATATCTCTTAACATTTCTTCCTACCAGAAAACACAAAAGGAAAGCGAACTGGAAATAACAAAAAAAGCGCTGGAAAAGAATAAGGCAAAACTGAAAAGACTGTATAATTTTTACGCGGAAGGTAATGACACAATTGTTGATTCTATCCGAGAAACAGAAGATGAGATAAATAAGCAAAAAGAGGTCATCTTTGAACTACAGAAAAGCGAAGGGAATAAGCAGTCAAAAGAAATTGTTTATGACAAAATAAAAAGTCTTGCCGATGTGTGGCCGCACATAGACAAGACAAGCAAAAATGTTATATTAAAGACAATAATATCGAAAATTGTTATTGTCAAGGGTAACGTGGAGATACAGTTAAAAGAATT